GGTGAATCTTTCACCGTCCAAATGCACTACGTTATGTCCCTTGTACGCGTTAGAGAACAGCGAACAGGTCTAGTTAGGGTAAGCGGGCCGATTCCCTTACAAAAGGAGTCGGGGATTCTTTCGAATCCATACTCGTCGCTTCCTGATTGGACACCTAGTTGGTATCCGTTTTGGAGAAAAGACAGGTGTCTTTTCAAAGAGATGGCTTCGCCATTGGTTGCAGGTAGCACTCGTTCGACTTGGAACACTTTCCTCCATTATAGGAGGCGGTGTGTCCTGCCTAATGATCGTGCGCAATACGTGACGTCGGTATATGTAGATATTGGGCCCCCTTATAGGGGTCACTCATTCTACTACCCCGATAACACGTTAGCGTGGGTTAGGGACAAGTTCGGGGAGCCAGACTATCCTATTGGAGGATTGCCTGCGCTCGTGAATGAAGGCGCGGTACAGTGGGTAACCACTCATCCCGACCTGGAGAATACCATCCGGCGTGCCCAAAGGGTCATGCTGAGTGATATGCATCCAGAGCTCAGCCTCATCAACTCTGTTATAGAGCTGAAGGACTGGAAGAAGCTACCGTTCACGATTGGTAGGATCAGGACTATGTTGGAAGCCTTGAAAAAGGTGATTCCAAACTTTTCTGGTCCAAAGCGGGCTTTGCATTTCGCCACCAGGGGAAAGCAGAGCTTGTTGCCGATCCTACTCGCTTCGGCTGACGTGTTTCTCCAACAGGAGTTCAACATTAAGCCGTTGCTTGGTGACATCGAGGGAGTCCGAGATGCCATCAAAAGCCACCGGGAGAGGATCAATAAGTTCCTCGCTGGTGAAGCTGAGATTAAAGTGAGCAATTACAACTCTCACTTGAAGTCTTACTACCGGGACTCGCAAGAGTATTCCGGGGGGCCTGGCTATTACATTGTTCCCACGTTAGAAGCTGGCAGACCTGGCCGTATAGACGGCTTCTGTCAGTCGTGGAGGCAAGTAAAGTATGCGAAGGCCGCGTTCCATGCGGAAATGGAGTATAGTTACTACCTAAGTGAATGGCAGAGGCAAAACGCCTTTCTGCTGTCGTTCCTAGATAGGCTGGGTGTAATGTTTGACCCAGCGATCGTTTGGAATGCTATACCCTACACGTTTCTAATAGACTGGGTAATCGATGTTAATCGATTCTTATCCAGTTATAGGACGAGCAACATGGAACCGTTTGTGTTAGTGCATCGCTGGCTATGGAGTCAACACGTCGTTCGGACTGTCACTGGCACTTGTAAGTGCAATAGCAGCCTGATTGGTGTGCGAGCTCCTAAGCTAACAACCTGCATTATGACCGAGGATGCCTACATTAGGGGCACCGATAAGTTAAATGTAGCAGCTGCCTTGACTGGCAGCGGCATTAACTCGAAAGAGTTCGTGCTAGCATCGGCCTTGACGTCTACACGTTTAGGCCGGAGATAGTCAACATGGGGCGGCATATTCCGCCACTTATAGAAAAGAAAGTAAGCATGTTACCTACCACGCTGAACACAAACGAAGTAAAAGATTCGGCAGGCGCAGAAGTTGAATTCACGCGTCTGTCGACCTCTGAACGCGCACTGGTGTTTGCCAAAGTTGGCGAATCACCGGCGTATCCCGTCCGCCTCAAAGTTTCCCATGAGGAGGTGGGGGATGGTACGAACAAGCGACGGCGGTCACTCGTCCGGCTGGATTATAATCTGGCCGGGCAGGTAGACACCGTCAAGGCGAGTCGTATCTCGGTCTATGCTGTTGCGGATATCCCGATCGGGAATCTAACAGCGTTGACTGTTCCAGCCACTGCCATGGCGCATCTGACATCGTTCCTCGCATCTCGCGGGGCATCGACGACGATTCTCTATGACGGTACTGGATGTGGCGCGGAGGCCCTGATCAACGGCAGTTTGTAACTGCGTTGAGTGGAGGTCGGGGGTCCTGGGGGTTCGGCGTAAGCCTGGCCTCTGGGACTTCCCTTCGTTCCTTATAGTGTAGTAGGTGCGTGCTCTAGGAAAGGATTCCTTATGGACCTTGATAAGAGCCTAGATGAAGTTAAAATCATCGCCGCTCTACTACATGACGTGCAAACGTTGTGCAATGTAGATGCGTTCACCACACGTGCTGCTCGACTGACGGTCAAGTTGATCGCCCGAAGAGTAGAACGGGAAGGTATCGCCTTCTTAACGAAGGTGCTACCACGTCTCGGCAAAGCATTTGATGTAGCTTTGCTCGGTGAGACACCACTACTGGCATCTGACCTCGGCCTCACGCCGATGGAAGGATGTCTATTTCCCAAATTACTTGGGGAACTGTTTAGTAGTGTACTCACTTCTGACGGCATGGTTAATCCAACTCCATGCGTGACTAGTATCGGTTACATACGACAGATCCTCTACTTATTTTATAAGTATGAACTGCCGTACTCGAAGGAGCAAGAACATGAGGTCATCCAATCGTTCGAAAGAACGGAAGATGAGATCAAGGAGTTCGATGATAGGTACAACCAACTTGCATCGTGTATCGACAACCGAATTGGTTGTCGACGCGATTGTAAGGATTGCCAAGTTAATCCTGGCCTTTCTTGCAATGCGAGTTGGTCGGAAATCGGATTGAAAGAGCCCTCAACGTGGTGTGTTGGTTTAGACCAATTGCCATTAGAGGAATCTCGATTGATCCGTGAAGCTAGGAGGTTATTAAATGAACTATTCCTACACTTCGATCCGTTGGACGTTACACCGGCACACGGACCGGGGGCTGTCTCTACTAGAGAGCGCCTCTGGAACAAGTATCGGTTCACTAACGTCCCTGATCGGGTCGCAGCGTTATATCCTCTTGATGCGTTTTTCTTTGCATCGGGAGGACATGTCTGTGATGGATTCGACGGCGTTAGCCGTTGGACTACAGTGGAGAACTCGGCAAAAGTTGTACTTGTGCCGAAGGATTCTCGCGGACCCCGTCTAATATCTTGCGAACCGCTGGAACACCAGTGGATCCAGCAGGGTTTAGGCGGGGCGATCGTTAAACTCGTGGAAAGCCATCCTTTAACAAGGTGGTCTGTCCACTTCACGAACCAACAATCCAATCAATTTGGGGCCCTTTTGGGTTCCAAGACTGGAGATTACGCAACCTTAGACCTTAAAGAGGCCTCTGACCGCGTGACCGTTGGTTTGGTGCGTCTACTGTTCCCCAGTAGGGTTCTCCCTTACCTGGAAGCAGCACGCAGCTTGTCGACTAAGTTACCTGACGGTAGGGTATTAAAACTCAGAAAATTTGCGCCTATGGGGTCAGCTTTATGCTTTCCCGTAATGGCGTTGGTTATCTGGGCTATCCTAGCCGCCGGTACTGACGATGCGGATGCTCGAGAGAGCATCTTAGTGTACGGTGATGATGTGGTTGTAGAGACTGCGCGAGCAGTGCACGCAATCAGACATCTCGAGACGGTTGGTCTTAAGATCAATCGTCAGAAGAGTTGTACCCATGGGTTCTTCAGAGAATCCTGTGGCGTCGATGCCTACCAAGGCCGAAACGTCACGCCCTTGCGAATCCGCAAGGTCTGGGCACCAGAACCGTTGCCACACCTGTTCGAGGCATACATCGCTTACGCGAACTACTGCTTCGATAAAAGATACTACTCCTTATACTGGCTGCTTGCCGAATGGCTTTACGCCACTTACAAGCTCATACCCAGCGACGACCTTCCTTGCGAAGCAACGTCATTAAGGACAGTACCTGACAACTGGAAGAAGCCGCGGAAGCGCTACAACTATCACTTGCAAAAGTGGCAGTATAAAGTGCTTACCGTTACCTCACGACCAATTGAACATGAGATCGATGGGTGGTTGATGCTGCTGCGTTTCTTTACTGCAGCGGGTCGGCCATCCACTGATGCTCATGGCGGTCGCATACAAGGCATCCCTCACGGGGTGCCTTCCAGCGTATCCGACATAGATAATATGTTTGGAGATGCGTTTAGTGTCAGATCATACACGGAACGTGAATCGATGCGAATCGACTTACGTTGGCGATGATGGAGGGGGGGGCCGCAAG